CTTCTATTGCTTGTTGGTAGTAGATAGGTTTTTCCATCTTCCCGTACACCGTTGTCGGCACACCCGGTGTTACTGTTATGCCTGGGATAACAAGCGGCTGGTATCCTGACTTGATGACTTTGATAGTGAAGGGCTCGTATGTTGTAAATGTTTCTTCTGTAACAACTCCATCAATTGAAGCCAGCTTCATCATTTGAAAGGTCACTACTTTTTCTAATTCGCCAGATAAAGTTTCTGTCCATACTAAATTTCCACTCGCATCATATAATTTCGCAATTCCAGCATCACCATTTTCAATATTAATTTTAAATGTTGACTTATTGTTTATTGTCCAGTCACCAGTTTCTGGAGTATATTTCGTATAAGAATCTAAACTAATCTCTGAGTCCGTAAAATTAGCTACTTGCCCTGTGAGGCGGGGACGTATGCCATAAGTATATGTGCAATCTATCACTTTTAATCCTGTGATATTAAGTTCTTGCGGCAACCATAAATATATACCCTGTACAAAAGCCATACTGGTAATATTATCTGATTCCGCTAAATCTTCTTTTGGCGAAAACTGTGAGGAAATAAAAGTTACATTTTTTACACTAACATACTGATCCAAGGTTTGGACCATGCTCTGGGTCCTAATAAATGTCACCTTATTTAACTCCAGTAAATTAACATCACGCCCAAACAACTGTATAATTCCGAAATTACTAAAAACAGTATTGATACATAATGATGCATATCCGCTTAGATAAATATAATTCTTTCCATAAACTACATCACTCCCCCAATGCATCCCCGAATCTCCCTGGCTTCTAAAATGAGCATAATGAACATGTAACAGCCACATATCGGTTTGTCCATTATCCCCAAATCCTACCTGTTTATTTTCTGCTAAGAAATAAGTATCAGCACCTTCAATATACAATGAATAAGGTATATATATTTGCACACCATTTTCTACCACATCAACAATAGAATCAACAATGTCATTTAATGTATATGGGTCATCCCAAGATGCTCCACGTGTGCCATCATCAGCATGATATTCAACTGTTATTCGTGTACCTGCTAATGTTATCCCTGCACAAACCATTACTCAATCTCCTTTCGTAAGTATTCAAGTTCCTCACTCATCATGTAAAACGGATGCATCATCCGCCCTTCCTGAATCAACTGCTGATCAGTTGGTTTCTTCATCTTGCCGAGCTCCTGCTGTAACTGCTTAATCCTTGCCTGTATCTTCTCCCTGCGTGTCGGAACCTTATAAAGCTCATAGCCGTCAGGGATAACCAGATCACCGCCATGCTCACGGAACAGCCCTTTTGCTACCTTCGATATGCGTATCTTGTCTTCCATGCCTTACGTTGTTTGCTCTTCGTTAATAACAACCAGCCCTTTCATTATGGTCACTATGTTACTATCCCCGTCGGTGTGCTGGAGGTCATACTTGTACGTGCCGGAAAAATCAAACCCTGCCCCTGATATCCTCAGCTCCTGGAGGGAAGAGCTAAGCTCAGGCGTTTCACCCGTACTTATAAGGGTGCGCTTAACAGTACCCTTGAAGTCCCTGACAACCATCTTAAGCTCACCTTCATCAAGATCGGTGTACTCCTGGTTGTTCAGAAGTATTTCGAACTTCATATCAAGGGTATCGCCTTTAAGGCAATGGATATTGATCTCCGCCGGTTGTACGTTGTATGTATCGCTCATGACTATCTTATTTCAATTTTCTCAAAATACTCAAGGTTGTCTATAGCCCACTGGCGGCTTTCTTCCGGGTCATTATCACAGGGGTTGGGAAGAGCAGGGATAACCTCCAATTCATCCATCACCATATGTACCGCCTCAATACAATAGAGCGCTCTCTCGGCCGCCTCCCCGGTCTTGCCCTTCCAGCGACCAGTGAACAGCTTAACAGTAAAGTCCCAGAAGTTCTTATAGTCATACCTCCGGTACTGATACTTATGCAGCACATCAAATATTTTCTTGTCATCCACATTGCGGGGAAGGGCAAAGACATACAATACCTTCGCTTTCCTGAACGCCTCCTGCTGGCCCCTGGGAAGGAATCCCTTCGCTGTGGTGCCCCACGCTATCCCCTTCCACACTATGTCAGCATGGTTCACGGGCTTGCGCCATATGCGGTTAAACCTCAAGGCATAGAGCCGCATGAAAAACTGTATGCACCTGGCAACGAAGTTACTGCTGCGCATATAAACCAAATAAAGTCCGTCATGTGGTACCATATCAGTCTCTTTTATGAGGTTCTTTACCATCGGGTGATCCTGCAGGAGAGGATCCTCCACTGGATTTGCCTGTTTTCTTCTTGTCCCTTTTTTCAAAGCAGCATATTAACCATGCCACCAGGAAGACTACTGCTGTTCCAATTATAATCTTTACCATCGTTTTATAATTTATTCTGGTTCAGTTGAATTAAATGTATTACTTGTCTCATATGAGCTGTCATCAGCTTCTCTTATCTTCATGTAGTACCCCGTGCCTGCCGATGGGTACACAGGATCAGACAGTGATGCCGAATCGGACCCGGCATTACAATAAACAGATTCATTGCCCGAATCGACCAGTAAGTCACTACTGTTGCGTACCTCCCACTGTATGGTCACATTACCTGCACTGCCGCTGTTGGTGTAGTTAAATGAAGGATTGATTGACTGGCCGGCTATGCCGTTTATTATCGTACCTATACTTGTTACCTCCACGTCAGGCTCGGTGACAGAGAAGGTTGGGCTGTATGTCCACGAATCACCCGAATCCTGTATCCTCGCCCTTATTTTATAATCACCACCCAATGAAGGAGCTGTCACCCCTGTCAGGGCCACATCATCAAAGGTCAGTCGTGGAATTGTGCCGGTCGTCTTACTGCCGCTTGACTGAACATTATTTGACAGATCCACCACCTGCCACTCGATCATCTCTGATCCGTCCACGCCGGCATTGTATACAGTCACATCACAACCGATAGGATCTGAGGGGTCATAAGTAGTGTCATCGGGTGTCACAGCTGTCACGTTGATATCAGGCAGGACATACCTCTGTTCGATAAACAGGTATTCAGCATACCTGAATATAGCGGAGAAGGCAGCTGTGGGTGTTGCTGACTTATATGCCGTGATAGCCCAGCTGTCATTACGTGAGGCGTCGATCAGCCCGTACTTGTATGATCCATCCGTCTCGTTATACCTGCCCAGCCCGCGCAGCAGGTCAATATACTCACGGTAATCACCTTTCTTGTAATAAGCAAGAGCCATGAGCATAGTGCCGGTGAACCATATCTGATCATTGTCATCGAACCCAAACCCATCGATGCCCGGGCAGTTATTGTCATCATCCAGACCAAATGAGGATATTGCAAGGGTAAGAAGATTATCCCTGTCAGTGGCCAGCTCTTCCGTTGCCAGGGCAAACAGGTAACCAAGCACGTAGGTATCCAGGTCCGGGGCCGTGGTTATCCTGGTAGCTGATCCACTGGCTCCCTTATAGAATTTCTTATTGGTCGTATCCCAGTAATTGTCCAGTAGCGCCTCTTCTATCTCAAGTGATATAAGTCCGTAGCCGGCATCACTCATCAGGTCGCTGTACTTGCCAAAGGCGAAGTATGCCAGGATATTGTCGCTTGTGTAAGCATTTGTAATGCCGGATCCACCGGTGACAACATTTTCAAGATAGCCGCTTCCGGTGCGAAGGCCATCGAGGTAATCAAGTATATCCTTAACGGAGTCCTGCACGGTCGCTTTCTGGCTGCTGTCTGTATGGATCTCGAGGAAAAAGCACATGGCATACGCAATGAAAGCGTCGTTCCAGGACCGGTTGACATGGGTCACGTTATCCTCGGTATTAATGGATCCGTTGGTATGCTGCAGTGACATTATACCCTGGACAAGCATATCAGCCACTGTCAGCTTCTTCTCAAAAAGGGCCAGCAGCATAGCCGCTGCAATATCCATTGACCTTATTGTTGTCGGTGCGCCGGATCCGGAAAATGAATAAAGGTCATTCTGCCAGGCGGAAGAGTAATACATCTGTTTAATAAGCCACTGCATCTGCATGTTCTTTACCAGCTCCATCATATCACCCGTCCATTCGGCATCACGGTCATTCATCTCCATACGGTTCATCATGAAGCGCCTGGAGAAGTTGGATGGATCGATGAGAACATCACCCGGGGACAGGCCTTTCCCGTTCATCACAACATTAAATACCTGCGTGGGGAAGGTATATTCATCAGCTATCCAGTCGCTGTACAGGTTAATAAGACTATCCTGCAGGGGATTGTCCCTTTCCTGCCACTGGCTGGTCTTGGTATATGCGCTGTCCAGATAAAGTCCACCCAGGAAGTAGAGCGCTGAGTTCTCGGTTGCAGGCAGATCAGCCAGATGAAGATCTATCTCGCCTATGGTGTTGTTATTCTCGTTTATTATCCTCTCCAGCACATTCTCCACCTCGACATCGTTACCATATTCGTCATATGCTGATACTCTTATTTCGGTAAAACGTACACTACAGGCTTGTCCCGTACCCAGCTGAGCCTGATATGAGGCATACCCATGAAGGGTAATGGTAACTTTCTTATCATCGTTCGAGGTAACAGGAAATGTCACGGGGCTTATTGCTGAAGGGCTGTCATAGGTAATATATTGCTGGGTGGTGCTTTTGGAACCGTCAGCCTTAAGGTAATAAGTTGTTCCGCTTTCTTCCCACTTTATTTCCACATAAGCCTTTATAAGAGGTGCCGGCGCCCCATCCTCTGTCTGGTATGCCGAGCCGCTTTTGTAGTTTATTATGAACGACAGTATCTCACCTGATGATATATTAAGGTCAAGATCAATCTCTGCCCTTATGCCATAGACAACCAAAGGAGAGCTGCTCATTACCTGCAGGTTCACCATCTCTATTGAATTGTCTATATACCGATGTGTCATCCATGAGCTGTGTACATCTTCCCAACCATCTACCAGGGGAACCACTGATCCAAGTATATTGGCTGATCCTACCACCCACTTATCGGGTAATCCCTGTGGAAGAATGGGGTAATAAGTATAATGATGTGTGATGATAGCTTTTTTCCAGCCCCCACGCATCTGGATATTTCCTTCCACCGGCACTATTATTCTGTCTGCCGGCGTGTCATCGGGGTCATTGGCTATCTTAAGCAGGCTGGTAAGGCTGTTGCTCTGGTACACCCCGGATGAGCTGAATTTTCTCAGGTAGAACTCACCGCCAATCTCAGGCACCCTCAGTATATACCAGGCTGCCCCGCGCTGCATGATAAAGGCAAAGAATGATTTAAGCAGGGCTGTCAGCACGTCATAGCAGAACCAGGGCTCACCGTCATCCATGAACAGCTTAGGATCGAAGTAAGCCTGAGTGAGGGGACTGCCTGATGCTCCTTTATTGCTCATCGATGTCTCATATACATTGATCCCTTCGTATATGTCAAAGGACAGGCCTGTCTTATTCAGGCATGCCACGATGCCCTGCATGAGGGTCATCTTCGACGTATATGGATCACCACTGCTGTCAACGAAGGCATATGTTTTAAGTGAGCCCATCTGGCATGCAGCCATCAGGTCAACATCGTACCCCGGGGTGTCATATGGCTCCTGGTACTCTTCCGGGATAACAAACCCTTGCCAGTACAGCACCTCTGAATCTGTCTTATAGATGCTCATACGATACTTACGCCCGTCTGTTGTGAACAGTGATGTAAGCTCGAAGTTAGACTCAGCCTCAATGGACTCGGTAGCTGTGGATCCCCGTATCACCTGTAGCTTATCGTTGTCCGCGGCCTGCAGCGCTATCTTCAGCGGCACGGCAGCAAGGTCCTTCCAGGCGGCTGACCCGGGGTAATCCTCCTGCTCTATGACAATGACGGTCCTGACACCTTCACTGTCATAGTACCTTGACTGATATATAGTGCTGTAAGCCATTTATGTTGTAAAGCTCAGTTCGTTGTTCACGTTATCCAGTAGCACCTTGAGTGATTTGCCATCACCCACTATCTTTCCTCCCAGCTGTATGTTCGCATTGAAGGCCGCGCTCCTTGTGTTATAGTAACCTCCTCCCTGTGATGCCTGTGGTGAATATGTTGCGGATCCGCCGGCTGTAAAATCAGGAGGATTATTAGCTGCATTTGATATGGCGGTACCGATAGCTATCAATGCACCGCCTGCAGCTATAGCAGCAAAAGGGTTTCCAAAGGCCGCCTTTATAGCATCGAAACTGACACCATAAGCTATTATAAATGACCCCATCATTTTAGCAAATTGTCCCGCAGACTGCAGAATAGTATCAAAAAATCCATTTAAGTCTGTATCCCCGCTCATCAGGTCACCCAGCCCCGCGAAGGCATTGATCATCATGTCCTCCACACCCTGTTCGGCTATAGCTGTCATGTCAACAAACTGCTGCTCCCACAGCTGAAGGGTGAGGTCATTATTTTTCTCAATCACGCTCCTCATATCATGCAGCTTCTCGCCTAATATGTCAGCAGGGTTGAATGCATCAAATGAGTCTGCAAGGTTAGAGAGCTGGAAGGGATCCTCGGGCAGTCCCATTGTCACGCCATGCCAGGGCGCCTCAACAGGGGTGAACCCCGGGGCCCGCGGTATATTTGACGATGCCGGCTTTGTTTTCTCCTGCAGCTCTTCTATGCTCTCGGTAAGGGCATCTATAACAGCCTTATACCTCAGGCCCTGCTCTTCATTAGCTCTTCCCTGCTGCTCCAGAGCCTTCAGATGTCCCCTGAAGGTGTCAATGGCGCCCTGTACATTCTCTATGGCTATTTCGTAATCATCTATCCCCTGTGTGAGGCTTGTGAACAACCACTTTCCGTAACTTTCTCCCTGTTTAATGGCCTTAAGTTGATCCACACCCTCTAATCCAAATGCAACAATATTCTTATAGGAATACAGCCGGTCTTTTCTCTTTTCCAAAAGGTCGATCAACCATCGCGCCTCCTTAGTAAGTCGTGGAGCAACACTTTCTCCAATCTCTTCCCTGAGATCACCCCATGCATTCTTTAATTGTATTACAGCCCCGGTGCCTGCCTCAGCTGCTGCTACAGCCTGGCCGCCAACCTGCTCATTGAGGGCATCAATAGCGCTCTCAAGCCTTTCAGCTGATCCTACCGCTCCCTCAATTGCGATCCCGTAACGACTCAAGGCATTTGTCGACGACCCTACAGACTTGGCAACCAGATCAGCAGCTGTTACCAGATTGCCTCCAAATTTAGCCTGAGCAAGATCCTGCACCAGGGGAAGGAGTCTTGTTATTGCTGCTTCATCTTCACCAAGTATCTGGGCCAGCCGGCTTGCAGCTTCAATACTTTGCTCATCCCCAAACAATGTTTTTCTCTGAAGCTCCCCGGCCTGTAGTATGATCCGCCTCATTATGTCTTCACGTCCCTTAAGAGCAACCTTCAGACTTGCTTCCGCCTTAGCCTGAATATCATATACTTCAACTGATTTCTTTAGAAACCCTGCCATAGCAGCTGCTGAAAAAACAGAAGCAACAAGCGGCCCGAGCGTCTTGACCTGGTTACCAAAGGCCTTACTGTAACCTTTAGCTTTATTGATTTCTCTCCGGTAGGCCGAAGTATCGGCCCCGAACAGTACCTTATATCCTAATTTTTTTGACATATCGCAGGCAGTTTATCCGGGAATCTTTTCCTTGCTTCTTCCCATTGTTTCTCTGTCGGTTTCTCCGTATCCTTCTCCCAGGGGAACCGTCCCAGCTGAACAGGGCTGCGCATCTTGCTCCCCCTCTTTATCCAGGCATTCACTATATGGAAGGCCTGGTACCTGGCCCTCTCCCATGCTCTTCTCTCCTGCTGCTCAACAAGCTCAGCCTGTGCCCTGGTCTTCTGCGAGAAACCCCTGACGGCGTTATACAACTGTCGGACCGTCATCTGGCGCAATACGCCCGGGGTGATCCCCATCTGCCCGAATGCAAAGGCTTCTACCTGGTCTATGTCTGTTGGCCCGGCTTCTCCTGTGCCGGGCTCTGAGGGTTTCCCTTATCATCGCCTTGAGCAAATGGCATATTACTTATGCAGTACTGGGTTATCTCACCAAACACTTCACGTGACTCTTCCATCCACATAGCCACATGCCTGTCGGTGACGGTAAGCAGCTCAGCTTGTTTATTCCTGTCCTGCTTACTATTCTCTGCCAGTTCAAGGGCTCCTTCCAGCAGGGCTATCCTCACCATCTTGATCATATCCATGTAAAGGATCTTACCCCTGACAAACTCAGCAGACCATGAGCCCAGGTCTTTCTCTATCTCCTTTTCCCACCGGGCAAGGGAATATACATTCCAAAGAACCGGTCTCTCTTTTCCGCCTATATTGAAATACTTAACCATAAGTCATTACGCCACTGCGCTTTTCGTCAGGCCACCCGACACAAGCATGGTGAACGAATAGGTTGAGTTCTCATCATCCGGGTAGTCGGCACTCAGGTCCGTAAGGAGTGCTGTCCCCCCATAGGTGGAATCACCCGACACGTCTGTTGACAACAATACTGTCAGTTCAGTTTCGTTATCCATTGCTTCAAAAAGATCGTCAATACCATAGCCGGCAGCGAAGTCAATATGTGCGCTACCGTTGATCGTGGCGGATCCGCGCTTGTACTTGAATGTCTTACTGCCCGCGGTGTCCTTGTTAGTTGTCTCACGGGTTTCCTTTGTCCTCTGGAAGCCCGTTGTCAGCAGATTGGCAATCTTGGTTGAATCCACATAGATCGCCATCAATGTTCCGTTTAATACTCCTGAAGTCATGATTTATTATTTTTTATTATCACTATCACTGTCCCTCTCCGGCACCACTGCATCGGTGGTGAGTTTACCATCCTTGCGCCTCACCCCGGGTGTCATAAATGCACTTCTGATCTGCGTGGCCTTTTTTTCTTTTATCAGTTGGCGCCCATAGTTGTCGAGCACCTCAAGCAGGCGTCCTTTCTCTTTTACCACGCCACCTACCTCAATGTCCTGTTTCAGCTTTATTACCATTATCTCTTCCTCCTTATTATGTAATCCTGGATTATATATACTGCATTATCCTGGTCGTCAAAACCGTCATTCTCATCTTCGAGCCTTATCCTGTCTATCACCACCGATGACTCACCACCATCCACCTGCACCGTGCCCCTGTAATCATTAAGAGCCGTGCGCACCTGCTCAGCTATGCTATGGCACGAGTCATCATCACCGGCATATATACTTACCTGGTGGCGTTCTATGTCCATCCTCCCGTCACCATCCTTGCTGTATGTCGGTGGACCGGATATCTTATAATGGGCCACATAAGGAAGAGTTACTGTCTGTAACACCTTGCGGTGCCCTATATCAGATACTCCCTCAACGTTCTTGATGAGTTCATATATAGCCTTATGTGTCGGTGCTGCCATCAGAAATATTTGGGTCCGTGTTTCATTACATAATCATCTATCAGCTTCTTCACCTCCCTGTCCATGCCTGTCTCGATCTGCCTTTTCGTGCTATCATACGCCGGTCGTATAAAAGGCTGCGGTGGCTGTCTCATCGTACCGTACTCAAGGAAATGGAAGTACCAGCCATCATTGTCGCCTGTTGCCTTCCTTCCGAAGCGTGGCCCTATCCACATGTACGGGGCCCGGCCGGCTTTCTTCTTGCCCATCACTATGCCTATGCTTCGGCGCAGCTCACCGGGTCGATGCCTTTTTAATTTCGTCATAAAAGCACCTTTACTGTAATGCCTGTGAGCAGTCAGGAAGGTTTGCTTACTGCTTTTTGGAGCCCTTGATTTCATGGCCGTAATAAGCGGCTTAGCCACCTTCTTCATAGCGCTCTTAAGAGCATTATAGCTCAGCCTGTCGGGCAGTTCCCTCAGTATACGCTCCATCTCCTTGTCGCCACGAACGATAACCGCAGGGGAGGCAGACCTTCCTCCCCTGACATTGGTTATCGCTACACTCGCATTTGACATGGTAAGCGCCTTTAATATTTTACCTCGGTCTTAACAGACATATAATGCCTGCCCCCGCGATAGGGAACTACACTTAATATCTTGTATATGACCGAATTTTCATCAACAAATCTCTTATCAGGTGTGATATCGCTATCATACCTTACTATCCAGCCGACCTCATTGACTGACGTAAGCTGATCAGCCTGGTACCTCTCATTCCCCGTTCGGGGATCCATAGCCCCCCATATTTTCTTATCGATGGACCAGGATTCAGACGCAGATCCCGAGCTCCTTGTCACGGTCCTGCTCTGCAACTGCAGTCGTCTGTTTAGTTTGCCAATCATATCCTGGGTATTCGTCTCAGTTCAACAAGTGTATCATAGGTAATAGGCACGCTGGCCAGTGTCATGCCCGTGATAACAGGCTGACGCAACTCGTACCAGTGTGCTGCAAGAAGCCTTATAGCATGCCTGTCCGTCTCAGCAACATTAGCCCTGTTTGTCTCACCTGCCTTGAACTCTATGCATATTGCGTTCGGCCTGCCGTCAGTGGCTGGCATGTTCACAAACCTTACTTTCCCTGGCTCGCTTAAAACATCACTATAATAATCCGTATCTTTGGTCATCGTCTGCTCCTGTGAACCACTGTCATTATACTTCACCGATTCAATACTTTTAACAGGACAACGCTCAATATTTACCTGGCTGGTGAACCTGTCAAGATAGAGCTGCCAGGTAGCCTCCATGATCTGCCTGAGCGTGTCAGCCTCATATTTCTCACGGGCAGCCGTGATAAGTGAGCTGATATACTCATCATCATCATTGATATACACCTTCATGTGACTCTTTACCTCAGCAAGGGTCACGGGTTCACTTGTTGCCGCTGTCTTAAGCACGTACATTATCCAGCCTTAATTAAGTATTCAGATATCTTCTTCGCCGTTGCAGCGCCTATCCCCTCGATGCTCTCCAGGTCCGTGATCTTCTGCAGCTCATCATACGATACTCCTGCCTTTATCAGTTCTCTCCTCCCTGGGATATCCTTAGGCAGGTCGCCTCCTTCTTCCACTGTAGTGGCATAGCCTGCCTTAATAAGTGTGGTAGCCTGCTTTTGTTCAAGCTCGGTCACATCATCCGGGAAATAAGCAAGGCCGAACGCTCCTGCCACTGGTTTCAATATTTTTACTTTGATTAATTTTGCCATGATTTTAATTTTGTTTTCGTTTTAAAAGTGCCCCCGCCGTAGCAGGGGCTCTCCCTAATCAACCCTAAAACCTAAAACCTATGACTAAGTGGTCAAAGCATCCAGCATGGCTGAGAAGCTCTCTGCATTTCTCACACCTATATCGGCCAGCACATTTATAATAAGCTGGTACTGGTAGTTTAAAGCTTTTGTATAAGGATCAAGAAGCACCTCCATACCTCCCCACTGGCCTATCAGCAGGTCAGCGAAGTTACCGAAGATTATAGCTGAGCATACCTCGCTTGAAGTACCCTTCGTAAGGTTTGAAGGCACAAGCGTGGTTACGCCAGCGGCATATCCGTTAAGAGGATAGCTCCTGTCATTACCCCATACGAACAACCCGGATCCGGAATCAAGCGCGGTGGTCTTCAGTTTGGCCCTCACCTTTGGATTGGTAAGGTAAGCCAGCGAGCCTATGTCAGCATTATCGACAGCCACCTCTTTCTCCAGGTTAATGATATCAGCCCAGTCAGGAGCAGCACCATTGTCGCCACCTACAACACTGCCAATACCTGAAGTATTGATTATGCCGGTAGGAGTGTCGTTGGTGCCGTCGCCCGTAATGGACTTATCCTCGATAGCCTCGACAACTTTCTTAATCAGCATAT